TTAGTTTTGCAGAATCATTGTTTTATTAACTACATAGGTAACTACACCGAATATCTGCGACCGTTCATCAAAATCAGGCTCTGAAAAAGTCCAGAGCACTTCGCTATTATTCACTGTAATCAGTGCCGGAAATGGTGCCAACTGAACCCGACACAGCCTCATTTCATCTTCCGGCGATGCTACCACCAGCGAGCCGTGTACGGGCTTTGTGGAAGAATCAACCACCAGCATTGCACCTTTGAGAATGCCCTGTTCTGGATACTGAGCATCAGCCTTGATAAAAAATGTTGCGTGTGGCCGACTCACTAACAACCTGTTAAGGTCTGGCCTGCTTTCTGCATAGTCTGCTGCTGGCGAGGGAAACGACATAATTTTCTCCTGAGGATACTGTATAAATAAACAGTATCCTCAGTTGAGGAAAATGATCAAGCCGCTGCGTCTATGAGATTTGTAAAGGCTTTGGTGGGAAAGGAGATTTTTATCGACAGGTGCCGAGACTGACTGGCACCTGGTTTGAAAAAGCTAAGAAGCATTTTTTTCTGCTTTTTCAATCGCCTGTAATCTTTCCTCCTGGTTGCGGCAAACTTCGATCAACAGCCCAACTAAATCACCAGGTGAAAGTGATAGAGCATGCTTAATAATTGCGCCGTTATTTGGCATCACTAAATCACCAGAGTCAGTCACAACTTCAGGAACGGCCTCCATCGCCTCTTGTGCCAAAACACCAGATCCAGGAATACCAAACTTTTTAAATGTGTAGCCACGCATTTTAAAAAGTCGCGCAATAGGGTCTGGGATTACCGTAATGTTTTCTTTTGTCCTTGCGTCAGAGAACGTCTGCCAACCACCAGGGTTATATGCAACGCCATTACTACGGAAATCCATTGCCACGGAGTTACCTTGCTGTTCATTGCTAACGCAAATCAACCTTATGGCGTAATAATTACCTACGCTTTCAGCAAAATCCCAAGAGCCATAAGCCTGTCGGTCACTGTAACCTGCGTAGGCCCGCCCCAATTCATTTCGTCTAAAACTGCTGTCTCCTGCGGATGCTCCCCAGTCTTTATAGAAAGAAGATCCAGCCTTTGCCAGCCCGATGCTGCTGGTGACTATGCCGCCGGTATTACCGTCGATTGTCGCCAACCGGACATCATTCCCTTCTACTGCTTTTCCTGCGCCAGAACCGAACTGAGCAATATTCTTCCAGGCTGATGCTTTGTCAGCAACGTCACTAAGGTTGTTGGCTTTCTTAAGTTGATTATCCGGGTTTGCAGTCTGTGCACGGTCAGCATCTGATTTAGCGCTGGTTGCTGATTGAGACGCCGCCGCCGCTGAGTTAGATGCATTCGTTGCTGAGGTAGCTGCGTTCGTTGCTGAGGTGGCTGCCGCTGTAGCGCTATCACTCGCTTTAGATGCATAGTGAAATGCAGAGTATTTCCCCGCTGTCACTTCCGTTCCGACAGGGTTAGCAGCCCATTTCTGAGCCAGGTTTGCGCTGTCGCTGGAATTACCTGCTGATACAAATGCGGCGCTGGCGCTTGAGGCTGCCGCCTGCTGACTTGAGGCTGAATTCGTTTCACTAGTTTTTGCAGCATTTGCGCTGTCAGCGGCGGCGGCGGCACTCTGCCCCGCTGAACCATTGACGTTGTTTAGCTGATTGACTGTGGCGGCATCCTGCGGTTGTGTACCATCTGCCAGGTTCGTGATACGCAGAGTTTGCGCATCCCAGTTACCGCCAACGGGTTTACTGATTGAGCTCGAAAAGCTGGCGTTAATCTCCTGGAGTGCCAGCCAGATGCGATCAAAATCATCGTTGACTACATCAGCCAGCAGGTCGCCATTATCCGCGTAGTCAGTCTGGCGGGTGTAAGGCGTGGCGCGCTTGATCAGGACTTCAAGCCCGTTGGCGGGTGCGGTAGTGAATACCACGTTACCGCCCTGGCTGTTGCCTACGCCGGTAACAGTGTAATCAGTGTTCAGTGTTTTTTTCAGACCACCTACAAACACCTGCATGTCAGTGGCAAACAGCAGATAAAATTTATAGGCAAACTGCGTTGTAACCCCATTGGCGATGTATGGCCCGCTAATGGGTACTTGTGCTGGTACGCTCATGCTTAATACTCCGTTTCTATTTCGTAAGTGCCGTGTGTCTGTCGCCAGGTCTCACCGTGACCGCGCGCCGGATTTTCATGCTGCACATGCCCGATTTTTACTGGCTGCTCGATAATCGCCCCGCTACCGCTGTCGAGATAGTCATCCTCCTGCGTGGTCAGCATTGGGTTGAATTCCCGCATCTGCTCGTATAGCGGCCCGTCGAGCACACGCGTATGCGCCCAGAGAATGCCGGACGTTAGCGGGCCTTCCAGACCATCCAGAATGCGTTGCTGTTTATTCGTGGTAACGGTGATTTCTACCACCGCGCATGTAAGCCCCTTTAAAGCCTGACGCAGTAACTTGCCTGCGAAAGAACCAGGCCCGTTGACCTCGACGGTAACGCGGGGGATGTTGAAGGAAATAACAAGGCTTCTTAGCTGCCAGACCTGGCCGCCACAAATCTGGCCGCTGTCGTCAAACTCTGCAAGATCGCCTTCTAAACCTTCACAGACATGCCAGTAATAATGCCCCCTGGTATCCTGCAAAATAAGGCTGACGGCGGATGCATCACTCTTTCTTTTCCCTGTTGAAACGTCCCAGTAACAGGAACCGCCAGTTAACTGGACGCTGCCAAGGTAGGCGGTCGTCACATTGTTGGCACGCCTGAAAACAATCTCACAGTTGTATTCCCGTATTCTGTCCGGATCCAGACGCAGATTATGAACAGGACGAGAGCGCAACAGATACTGCGAATCCCAGCCGTTTAGCGTGCGCGTCTGCTGGCGGCGCTTAAGCAGTTCGGCATCGTTGAAACGCTCCGGCCACGCCGATTCACCGTAACAGTCGATAACTGATTTTGGCGCTGTGACAAAAGTGATAATGCCGTTGCTGTAGCGATAATCGATGTCCGGTCGCAGCAACGATGCGCCCTTACCGATGCCGCTAAAAACATATACCGGCTCAAACGGCACCCCGAAAGCGTTGCGCCCTTTGGGCTCATCAATTCGGAAATCTTTATTGAACAGAGGAATTGTCAGGCAGTCAGCGCCCTTACTTTCTTCATCGTCATAAAGCGAATCAAAGGCGTGCGGAGTACCGATAAAAAGTTTCTTAGCGCCCGGTACCGCAATGTGAGTCTGTTCCTCCAAGCGGTACCGTAATTTCTCCCTGAGTTCCGGCGTGGTGATATTACGCGGCACCTCAACATCATCATTCACAATCTCGTCGGCACGCGAACCGGTGACGTTTGATAAAACGCCTTTCGCTAAAAACTGAGGGTTTCGCGGATCAGAGTCTTTACCTTCATGCGTCCACCAGCTTTCAACTGTGCCGGTATCTTCAAGAAGTCCACGTGTGAGCGGGTGATTGCGTAATATGTTTTGCGTGTCGCGGCTGTTTTTTAAAGCGGTAGAATCGGCTTCTGACTGGAGAAGCAAACGCCAGTTGGATTTTTTATAAATCCGCCAGGCAAAATACACATCGATGATTGTCGATTTTCCAAAACCACGAAAACAGCGCAGAACTGCCAGATCCCCTCTGGACTCAAGCCAGTTAATAACGATCCAGTGAATGCCGGGAACTGTCCAGTTCATACGCTGCGCCCACATCAGATAGAAAGCGCCAAACCCGACTTTCCCGCTCATCAGTGTTTCGCCATTTTCGCCATTGCTTTACGTATCTGCTCCGTTGATTCCCGCTCTGCCTGTGCAATTTGCTGCTGCAAAATATCATCGGCACTGGCCGCTGTAGGGTTGGCTGTCAGGCGGTCTTTCTGTCCGGATTCCCGCTGACTCACGAGGTTATGCAAATTTTTAACCAGCATGATTGTGGCTGTTGCGTTCTGCTTCGCCCAGTAACGATCGCCGCGCGTCTGCTTGTCCATTTCAGTAATACTTTTTCCATGGCCGGGCCACTGCGTAACATCACATTCCGTTATTGCGACTTCGGTCAGGCGGTCGGCAAGGTCGCATAAATCCTGCGTTACTGCTTTCTGGCTGCGTGGTTTTGACATGATTATTCTCCGAGAGGTTTTGTGTATTGCCCGAAACCAAATGACGCCCCGCCAGAACCTGACGGATCGTAAAAATACTGCTGGCCTTTCTGGTCAGCATATTTGCGTAATCGTTTTTGATAGCCCGGATTAAGTGCTTCAGCGGCATCGTTGAAAAACAGATGATCTACCGCGGCTTTGGTGTACCAGTAATTCAGCGGCGCAATCTGCTGGCGCCCAAACCGGATTGCCATATAAGCCGCTTTACCGGGATCGCTTTCCGAGGTGAAAGCTATTTTTCCGAGTGTGGCCATATCGCCAAAAATGGGAACCGCGCTGGAACTGTGCCCGCTGTTGTCACCGCTGGCGGCGTCATACATGCTGGTGATCAAGTCCTGCACCATCGCAAAACCACCAGCCACGGCCATGGCCTTCCCGACTGTGCGCCAGTCATCAGGCGGCGGCGGATTCTGCCCGTTAGTGACAGCCTGAGCCACCAGCGCCATGTAACCAAACCCCGCTGATAAAGCCGCTGTGGCAGCGATGTAACCGGTTTTTGTGCCGCCTGATTTGCGGCCAAGACGATCAAGCATGTGCGCCGTCTGAATGGCACCGGCGTTTTTAAATAACATCACCTGTTTAGTGAGCGCGTTTGTACGGCCGCCCGCGCTCATGAGGGTTTGCGCCGTCAGGTTATGTTCAGAGGTCACTATGTCGCCGCCCATGCGAATGAAGCCCATCATGCGTGACTGTAGGCGCAGAGTTTCATCAGCGGTAAGGCCAAGCGTAGCCACATCATCAATGTTGTGAATGGCGTGGCCGCGCAATTCCTGACGCGGTAGGGTCATGATTAATTGCCAGTCAGCATCAGTAATACCGGCGTTATTCAGTATTCCGCGATCGCTTTCAGTCAGTTTATCCCACGGTTTTTGTGACCATTCGCCCAGCGCTAAAGCATGCGTGGTTTGCCCTGCCCGGCGCGCGGCGTTCGTCCATGCATCAAGCAACGTATATTTCATGGTGGCCTGTGCATAACGTGACATGAGATTGCCGGTATTCAGCCTGCCCTGAGACATGATCCGCTCACTGCCTTCACGTGCAGCCTGTAGCGCCACCTCTGCACCAATACCGAAACGCGCCGCCTCCTTACGGGTAAAAGCGGTGTGCAGAATGGTGCCGATATTTTTAAGCTGGCCCACGTCAGCCATGTTCAGCAGTATGCCGGGCGTGTCCTGGAACGGCGCGCGCATTGCAGTACTGGTAAGTTTGGTCGCCGCCTGATAAGCCGTCAGCGCACTGCTGATACGGTCAATACGGGTAAAATCCTGATTATCCCTGACCAACTGCCGGAAATATGCCTCCGGCCCGAACAGCCCGCGCTTGCCCGCCTCAACTTCGCCGTGTCGGTCAAATGTGACGCCAGGGATCTGACTGTCTTTTTTAAGCGCGCTGTCACGCAGCGTTGAAAACGTCATGCCGGGGTTGGGGCCGAGTTCATTAATCAGGGCAACATCACGCGCCAAGCCAGTAAGGTGACTGAAAAAAGCCGAGCCGAGCGAGCGATCACTGAACTGCCGGTTATAGGCAATGACCGCATCGGCATCCCGTAAATGAATTTCACGATGGCTGTCATTGAGCATGCGCGCCACATTTGCCGAACCAAATCCGGCTGCCGCATCCTCTGCAAGCCCCTGCGCATCCAGCTTAATTTTATTCACACCATCAGTAACGATGGATTCATACATGTGGCTGATCACGCCTTCCAGGGCTAAATCATCCAGGGGAAACCCCGCGTCGCTGAGGTACTGATTGCGATCAAGGTTTTTCATCATGAAAGAAACCCACGCAGATTTTCCGGCACGCTGCATTACTGTGGGATCGTGAAACTGCGGCGCGTAGTTATCCAGCCGGCCAACGGTACCGCCCGCGCGATTTCTGGCCTGACGATACCCTTCCATTGTGTCAGACCACTGCTGTGCAAATCGCTGTGCTTCGTGGTGGCCTGTGTTGTGGCCGTAGATCTCACGCACCACATCATCAAAAAATGCATTGCTCCGTTTATTGCCAAAATCCAGCGAAAAACCTCCTACGCCTGCTTTTTTCAGCAAATCACCAAAGCCCCTGACAGCCACCTGTTCAGCGCCGCGAAGCGTGTTATCTACACCTTCCAGCAGGTCGATTAAGGATTTCCCCCATTTACCTGCTTTGTCAGGGCGGTTATCAGCCAGTGTATTGAGGCGCTTCGCTGCATCACTGATTGCAGAAAGCTGGCGCAGTTTGCTGCGGGCCACGCTGTCAGCCTGGATCATTTCCTGTTCGCGTACCCACTTGCCGATTGCAAGCGTGCGCTCGTCAGGGGTCATCGCCTGCCATGCCGCACGATCGCGGCGGGAAATTATCTTTGCTCCCTCATGCATGCGTGAATCAATACGCGCAATGGCCGCATCACTGAGTTTTACGGGCTTGCCGTGAACAGCAGAGAGATGCGCCTCAACCGCCTGTATGCATTGTGGTTTCATGTCACTGTCCGTAAGTCAGGGCGCAGGCTGCAGCAATGTCATATTGCTGCGCCTCTGCGGTTGATAAGGTATGTTCTGCTTCAAGGGCATCAATGTGCGGTGCCATAGCGTCCGCAAGCTCTGGGTGCGTTTCCCGTAAAGCCTCAGTCTGGGCGCGCAGCATAGCGAATGGCTCTGCCACCTCTGAACTGATAACGCCCGCAACCGGTTCGGCTGTGGCTTTCTCTGGTAGTGACTGATTTTCGGCTGCCATAAGCGTGCGGTCAGTTCGCTGTTGCAGATCCCCGGCCAATTTCTGACGCTCAAGAATGCCGCCATTCAAATCACCGTGAACCAGAAAAGCGTTATCACCACCGAAGTGATCTGAAATATCGACGGCTTTACCTGCGTTAATGGATTCCATGGCACTGTCCATAGCGCGAACGTGGGCGCTCTCTGACTGCGTATCGACGGCAAGCCCCGGCGCTGATTCAGTCACATAGTTATCGTGCAAAACGGTGTGCATGGCTGCATCAGCATTGAGCGCGTCGATACGCTGTCTGCCATAGGCATAATGTGAATCAAGCTTTGACGAGGCACTGTCATAAACCTGCTGTGAAAACTGTCTCTGTTTATCGATATCAGCCAGGCGAGTCTGTTGCGCAGCGCGGGCATCTGCAAGGGCTTTACCGCTTCCGGATGGTGCGTTAGCGAGAATTTCAGCCCGCTCCGTGTCGAGTCGGTCAAGGTGACGCTGTGCGTTGGCGATGTCTGATTTTGCCTCTTTAACATCGCCCCGCGTCAGTCGATAGCCGTCGAGTGTCGTAAACTGCGGCGCTGAATCTGCAACATTTTCTGTCGCTGGTGGAGCGGTACCATCAACAGAATCGGGCATTTGTTCTGGCAACTTTTCAGGCTGAACATCTGAGGCAGTAACATCCCTGTCACGCGTCCGCCCGCCAGCCAGGTTGAAAAAACCGCCCATCAGAAAAGATGCCATGGCCTGTTGCGTGTCCCACTGGCGCAACTGTGCAGCCTGTTTCTGGTATCCGTAGGCATCAAGAATGGCGGCGCGTGACCACTGATCGGCTTCGGAAAGCGCAATGTTGGCAGCGCCACCTGTGACGAAACGCGAGCCGTATTTAAGCAGTGCGCGCTCACCTATCCCGCCAATACCCGGCATCGCGCCGCCAATACCTTCTGATAATGCGCTGATTGCCGCATAGCCTCTGCCCGCCTCATCGCTGAGATTCATTTTTGCCGCTTCGTCCTGAGCGTGTGCAGCGCCTGACGCCACGCCAGCGGCGAAACCAGCCAGCGGGTTAACGATCGCACCAGCAACTACCGGCGCGCTCTGCATCAAATCACCCAGAATGATCGCCGCCGCCCCGCTGTTATCAGCATCAGGCTTTTCAAACTGCGGTAATTTTTCTGGCGGTGTAGGATCGATATCGTGGATTTTTGCAACATTCCCATCGCGGGTAAGGTACTGATTCACACCCAGCGCATCGGCGGCTGAACTGTCGGCCTGACCTGCCAGCCGTTCGCCCAGAACGCCAATGTTTTTTATGCCGCGCCCCAGTTCATTACCGGTTCCCTGAAACCATCCCGGCGAGGCTTTAGAAAGGGGTTCTGTACCGTTGCTGTCTACCGCGTCATTTTCTGACTGGTCAAAAAGAATATTCATCGCGAAAGCTCCACAACAAACGGTTTGCCGCTGACAGTAACGGCGCGCTGTGTATCCTTGTTAATCAGCCGCATGTTGCCTGACGCATCAGGAATAAACGTGTAACTGCCGTCATTGAGGTGATTACGAACGTTGGCCGCATCACCGCCTGGCAGTTTATTAATCCCCGTCTGCATGCTTCGCATGAATATTTCCCCGTCCATACCCGGGGGCGATACCAGTTGCGCACCAAAGACTTTTACCGGGCTGCCAATCACCGCGTGCATATCATCAGTATCCAGGCTGCTGGCATCATCACGTTTTCCGGTACCGATGTGATAAGCCTGCATGACCGGCACAAGCCGCTGTATCTGCGTCTGGTTCAGGCTGGGGTAAGCGTCTTTGATTGAGCGGGCTACATCTTCGGCTTTGATGGTTTTCATTTTTGCCTGGTCATCGGGCGGATTCAGCAGCGTTGTGCCTTTTTCAATAGCCTCTGCAACTTTGTAGCCATTGGGTGTATTGGCCTGAGACGAAACCACCTGGAGCGTGATTGCATCACCGCCAATGTCTTTTGCCAGCCGCGTGGTGGCTTCACTGCCTGCGCTGGCATTCATGTTGCGCCAGAACTGCACACGCTGATCGGCTGACATTTTTGGATAAACCGCCGTAAGGTCTGATTTTTCCTGCGGCGTTAACAGGGATTTTCCCGCCGTTGGCCCTTCCTTTTGCACCAGTGCCTGACTGGCCTGTAAGCGCTGTTGCAGCACTTCACCAATGGCGCCGGGATTATCCTGCGCAGTGGCAAAATTAATTGGCTGCAAAGGCTGGCCGCTGTCCACTGCGGCAACCGCCTGCGGATTGTTTTTCACATCAGCACGGCGCTGATCCACGGTGCGTTGCAGGGTGTCAAAATAACGATACTGGTCTTTGGTACCGCCGTTGCGATCCAGTTCGATTTTCATCGCGTCAAGCTGCTGCTGTGCCGTCGCGGTAGGCATGCGTAAAACCTGCTGCACATCCTTCATGGTTGCCTGTAAAGCAGGTGCCTGCCCGGCAACGCTGGTACCGTCAGTTTTCTGTGAAAAAATCTGCCAGTCGCTTTCGGTAGGAATTTCACCGCGCGCAATGCGTTGCTGCATCTGATCATCAGCGTGAACGGCTGCCACTTCACGCCGGGTTGCCAGCGCATCAGCATGATTCTGTGCGGCGATCGCTTTTGCATCGTTGCGGGCCAGCTTCGTATCAATCGTGTTAAACAGCGCAGTACGGGTCTGTAAGTCCAGAATCCCTTTTGACGCGCTGTTATTGATATCCTCTTTGAGCGTTGCCAGCGCGCCGTTATCGGTGTTGTTTGCTTCAATCTGAGAACTGTAAAACGTGGTCGCCAGATTTTTTTTTGCCGCCTGATACTGATTAGCCCATGACGCACCCAGCAGGGCTTTGGTGCTGCTGCGATTGTAGAGCTCATCAATCTGACCACTGATAGCGGTTACGTCAGCGCCTGGCTGCATCATCTGCTGCGTGTAGTTCGCCGCCGTCTGCTCCAGCGCGTTAACGCCTTCAATGTGCAACTGACGGGCATAGAGCGTGCTGACAGTGTGATCGCCCTGACGGTTAACGGTCGCTATGCCTTTTTGCAGACGCATATTGTCGCTGTTGGTCAGGTCGGGGATCTGCTCACCCTGCCAGCCTTTCATACCGTCCTGATAGGCTTTCTGGATGCCAGTACTGTCCAGTTCACCGCTTTGCACCTTTGCGCTAATCCCTTCAAGCACACCCTGTTTGAAGGTCTGATAATCCTGTAACTGTAGCTCTGCTTTCTGGCGTGCAAGATTCTGCGCATACTGAACCAGGTTTGATCCAATACCGGCAATCGTGTTACCCAACTGCATCCCGGCCTGCGCCTGACTGGCCGCCGCCTGAGACTGTTCGCGCAAACCTTCCTGAACGGTGTTCTGCGCCTGCATGGTTGACTGCGCGGCCTGCTTTTCAGCCTGTGGCGCCGCAAGGGCTTCGGGGTTATCCGTGTGCACAGGGTTCAGATTTGTGCCTCGATAGCCAAAATCACCGATATTAATTTGCATAGATTTCCCTTAACTGAACCACTGAGACGCAATATTTCCGGCGCTACCCAACAGGCTCGCCCAGTTGCTGGTTTTTGCTGATTGATAATTTTGCCCGGCAATATTGCGGGTCGTTGCCGCTAACTGGCTCAGTGCATCAGCCTGTTCATGTATGCCCGCTGCGGCTGTATCGCTGGCACTCCGCGCCTGATTACCGGCGTTAATGTAGGCGTCAGCCTGGCGGGTATACTGATCCGCTGAATCCTGCCCTTCCTGAAATGCGCTAAATGCATCTTCGCCCGCACGCCCGACGATGAACGCCGGAACGTATGCTGCCGTGCCTGCACCGGAAACAACGCCTGACGCGGCATAACCTGCCAGGGCATTTTCTGCGGTTTCTTTTCCCTGTCGCCGGATCAGGTAGGCTTTTTGCGCAGCGTTTGCAGTGGCCCTTGCAGCGTTTTCCCTGGCTTCCTGTGACAGCCGGTTATACTCAATCTGCTTATAAACGCCTTCCTGCTGTTCGGCCGCCGCCGCGCGTAGCTGGGCGCTCGACTGAATAAGCTGACTGTCAGCCGCCTGTAACTGGCTCTGGTACTGCGCCTGTGATGCCTGGCTCTGTGCATGGCTGCCAAGCAGTGAGCCGCCCACCTTCAGCCCGGTACCGATAATGTCCGTCCAGCTTTTATCGCCAAAAACGGAGCCGATCGCGTCGGCAACGCTTCCAAATAGACTCATCAGTTATTCACCGTCAGTGTGCGCACCACGGCCAGTACATGTATTGGCAGCGGCTGAGGTTGTTCGATAATGGTTTCTGTGTTTTTCCAGCCGGTCACATTCCAGTCGATATCGCCGCTGTAGAGGGGTGAAGGCTCGTTTAGCACGTTAAGGCCGAATTTACGGAACGGTACCTGCTGCCCGTTCAGCATCATCCCTGTGGTGTCATTGATGCGGATACGCATGCGTGACAGTGAAACCTTGCTGCCCTGCATGGATCCGTTTTGCATCTGTGCCTCTGGTGGAAGCAGGATTAGCCGCGGCGTGTAGGGCAGCCCGATAACCACCTGCCGCGCGGGGCGGGCCAGTGTTACCGCCCCGTCTTTAACGGTCTGCGATGTCTGCACCGCACCATCAGCGACGATAGCAACCGTCTTGCCTTCCAGGTGCTCTAACTTCGTCCACTTCTGCTGAGGCGGATCGGTTTCTTTTTCAATGGCACCCACCAGCGCGGAATCTGAATAAATCCCTTCCTGGAAGTGTTCGATATAAACCTGCGGGCTGCCGCCAATATCACGGACGACGGCAACATAGGTATCGTCTGTGCCGTCCTCACGCGGGATTGTGGCGCATGAAAGAAAACTGCCGTCAGTGACAACCCGTGACCACGCCGCTATGCCAACCTGTTTATTAACGGTGAGCGTCACCATTTTCCCGTCGAGGCGTAGCATGTGGATGCGGTTGCGGGGCTGCGCCTGCACAGTCATATCCACAATTGGCGACTCCAGCATATGCTCTGCCAGCAGGCTTAATTCGTTCACCGTGTAACCGGTCTGGTTGTCTGGGTCGTAATTGAGCGTTAACAGCTTGTGGGAACCACGCTGGAGATAAAGCAAATCTGACGCGAGGCGCACAGGCAACACAGGGTTTGAACCGTACTCAGACGGGCAACGCACGTTTACCGATGTAGGCGTTATCACGCCCGTTGAGGACGTGATCAAGAACTCATTCATCGAGGTAAGTGCTATCAACGCATTCATGCTGAACAGATGCAGAATTGGGTTTATCTGGTTACTGTCCAACTGAAACGCCCAGGCAGACGTTCCCAGCGAACCCAGTTCGAAGTTATAAAACTGACGGATCCCGCTGCCCCATATCCACTGCGGGTATTTATTGGAACCGGCAAAAACAAGGCGCTGCTGGTGGAAGCAGACACAGGACGGCCAGCCGAGCGTGTCAGACCACATTGCCTTTAACACCTTCCAGTTATCGACAGGTGCAGGCGGCCACGTTTTCCCTGTGCTGTCATTCTTCGTCGGCGCAACGGTCATCAGCGTGCGGATCTGCACCTGTGCGACTGATTTGCTGCTGACGCCTGTGATTTTGTAGAGCCCGTCATAAACACGCACATAGCTGTTAACCATGTCGCTGGTAAATCCGGTACCCGAATAATTGTTGTTATCAGGGCCATCTTTAAGCGTGATAGTTGTGCTCTGTGCCACATAGTCATTGTTGGCAACAACCGCCCAGCCTGTAGGTGAATTGCTCAGTTCATCAAAGGGAATAACCTCAAACGTGACTGCCGTCATTTTCCAGTCAAGTTGATCGTTGCGTACCAGTTTTTTCGGGGCAAACGTTGGATGCGCAAAAATCATTGTGTCAGCAGACTGCGCAAACCGGACAGTCGCTAACGCGTCTTTGGGAATGCCGGTATCAATCTCGTAAATCGAGCCGTCAGCATTTGTCACGAACTGGCCCTGCTGCACAAAGCGCATTTTGTTATGCGTTAATTCCAGCACGTAAGACTGATCGCGGTTGTACACCCAGGGGATTAAACGAATGTCGCCGGTATTGTCGCGGGCTTTATTCACGAAACGCAGGCCCGCGCGGCCCTCAGCACCACCGGACACGCGCACCCACATGTTGGTAAGCTCTTTGGCAGCCACGCCGTAACGGTCGGCGTTAACGCGGCCAAGCAGCATCGGATCCAGTTCGCCGCCAGTAAAATCTGTCTGAATGTGATGAACCTGCACGCCCATGCTCAGTACCTCGCCTGCAAGAATCCATCGCCGCCAAATTCAATCGCTGGCTGCTCCTGGCTGGTCTGCCCTTTGTAGAGCATTAGCTGCTGCATAAAAACCTGCTGCGCTGCGGCTTCAAGCCCCGAATCGCGGGTAATGGCATAAGCCAGCGCCCAGCGCAGACGGAATTTAAACAGGTCAATCAGGCCAGCCGGCCATGTGGCCACCACGTCATTTCGCCAGATGTAATGCAGCCCCACCGGATTGCAGTTACACAGGATTTTGCCGCTTTCGATCCGGTATTCATCCAGCCAGCGCGCAAAGTGGCCCGTCTCTGAAACGCCCAGAACGCGGATGTAATCGCCCGGTAACGAAAAGGCCTGGCTGTAACCGAATGCTGGTGGCTCAGAATCGGGCGAGAGGATTACGCGCTTGACTGCACAAGACCAGTCATGTCGGCTTAACAGGTCATCGCGTGACGTTGGATAGAGGTTTGAACAGGCTAACGCCTCATCAGTGTTTTCGTTAAAACTGGCGATAGGACGCGCACCGAGGCCGATCAATACCTCATTGCACAGGCTCACATCGCCAACGGTAATATTCTGCGCCATGTTTCCTCACAAAAAGAAAAGGCGGGCATATGCCCGCCTGTCTCACCGCCAGAGCTATTAAGAGCCCATGAAATTCAGTGCAGCGCACTTCTGCTCGTTGGCGCGGCCTGCGCCATAAGAAACCAGCGCAGAAATCTGGATAATGTTGCGTTTGTCGCGGCGCGGGCCAATGTCCGTATCGATGTTGATACCCGTTCCGAAATGCACGCCAGATTTAGTCCAGGCGACTGCCGTCACCGATCCGTTAGCGTCAACGTTTAGTTTCTCGTAAGGGATCCAGTTAAAGCCCAGCCATTTACCCGCTACGTTACCTTCCTGAAGCATGTTCACTGACATGAAATCGGCGCTGGTAAGCGTTGTGTCATTGAGGATGGAAGTCATCATGTCACTGTTATAAGTGATATAAATCCCTTCGCTATCAGCTTCATTTTTGCGGAAAAGCGCACGAAGGCGGATAAGATCCTTTTTAGTGATTGGCTTAGCAGGTGACTGCGCTGTGCCTACTGAACCCTGCGCCCACAAAATCTGAGAAGCAGCAAAAGACTGCGCGGTAGTGGATTGCGTACCGTCTGCCGCCACTGATTTACGCTGAATATCACTCAGAATTGCGTTGTAGATCGTGCGGTCTTTTTTGCGGTTTGCCGCCGCGACTAACAGCTTCTGATATTCCCCCTGGGGTTCAGCAAGCAGTTTTGGCAGGTCAACTTTTTCAACTGGCACATACACATCAGCGTCAGCCATCATCGCTACGCGAGTGCCGGTATCAGGCATTGACCATGGGGTATTGCTGAAACGGTCAGAAAAAACACGGTCGGTCATTTCCACAATACCCATATCGTTGATGGTATAGGAAGCGCCGGTGATGGTACCGCGATCAGTTACCGCTGCCTGTAGGCGTGAATCTTCCTGCTGGCATGCGATTTCAAAGCCGCGATGAAATTCCTGTACGAAAGCGGAAGTGATCTTACCGCTGTTGGTAGCCATATCTTGTGGCATGGTGTAATCCTCGAAAAACGTTAAAAGGGTTTGCGTGCAGACCTGATAAGCGTTATCGGGGAACCCCGGCGCGGAGGTGACAGCGGGTGACTTATCCTTTCGGGGTCGGTCGCTGTGGTCATTGCATGCTGTATAACACGGTGTGATTTATGCACTCAAGATATATCTTAATCACATGATAAAACTAAGCCCGACAGAGCGGGCGTAATATCAATGGTATTCGTCGTTACCTGAGTTTTTTTCAAAATAAGTTCGAACCTGCTGAGATACGCGGCGGTGATCAGGGTGTTTGTTGTTCCTGTACGCTTCGGACTTCATCAGGTCATCAATGCTTTCTGCATCCATCTGCGGTAATGCTGACAGCCGGATCGAATCTTCGCTGAGTTCGCCACCTACCTTAGCCAGCAGTCGGATAATCGCAGGGTCATTACCATAGCGCGCGATACAGCGCTGATAATCGTCACCGAATCCAAATTTTGCCGCGCGGTCTGCTGCCAGCATATTGCGGTTATATTCAGACGGTTCTTTCCAGGACTGTTGAAGATCCTGCATCGCCTGTTCCTGTGAAAAACCTGTTGCGGTTTCAGCCTGAGCCGGAGCACTGGCGATGAGCTCACCAACCATAAAATTAAGCTGCGCATTGTTCAGGCCCAGTTCATGCGCTTTTTCCAGAAATGGTTTAGTAGCCGGATCATTCATAAAGCGGTCGCCAAACCCTTCACCGAACTGATCGCTAAATTTATATCCGCTGATTTCCGCTGGCCGCGCCTCACCTGCGCCGAAGCGCTTTTCCAGATTTGTATAAGCCTCTGACAGTTTCTGTGCCGAGGCGGTGAAATCCAGATCATCGCCGTTTTTAACCTGGAATTTTTCGGGAAAGCTGAAAGGCGCTGGCTTGCCTGGTTCAGCGGCTGGCGGTGTGGCCGTAGCAGCGCTGCCTAAAACGGTGCCGTTCGCCTGCTCCTGAGTCTGCGAAAGGCTACCCAGCAGCGTTGTGCCAGTCTGGTTTGTGCTGCCCTGCTGCTCTGCGCCCGGCGCTGGTTGTGCAGTTGTGGTATCTACTGCGCCTGCGTTATCGGTTGTATCAGTCATCGTCTCTTTCCTGTGTCATCGGTGTGTTGTTGCCGCGATTAATGCGGTTAAGGATGTAATTCACCACATGCAATTGCCCGGCGTTGAATGCTGTCTGACGATCAGCATCGTGGCCGCCTTTCACATAGGGGTTATTACCAAAAACAGAAACAAGCTCTTCAAGAATTTCAGGCCCGGCCGGGCAACTCTCAAAGAGCGTGACGTAATCAAAATCAGTGGGTTTCGTCATGATCAGGCCGCTGGTTGGTTAGCTGCTGTAATCTGCTCACTGGCGTTTTGCATTCCCAACTGATCCTGCATTGCCTGTGCCTGTTGTGCCTGCGCTGCCTGCGCCTGCTGTGTTCTGAGCGCCTTCACGTCATCGTCACTGCGGATAATGTCAGCGGGTACGCCAAGCGTTGAGAACAGATCACGTGTGGCCGCATCAACGTCCAGATTGTCAGCGATGCCAGGCATCATCTGAGCGTAATTCGCCACGAACCCAACCGCCTGCTGAATCGCTGTGGCCTGCGCCAGCTTCTGAGCGCGGGCAAGTGGGTTATCAAAAGCCACATGAAAATCAATCCCGTTTAAATCATCTGGCGGCGGCGGCAATACGTTATTGCGCAGCATCAGCATGAAACAGCGCTCCACCATCGGGATCAGGAATTCAGCCTGAAGGCGGCCATACATCGGTGCCATTTGCTGGCGGATGATATTCATGCGCTCGTTAACTTCGGTTGCCGTCATCTGGCCGGATCCGTTCGCCATAGTGAGCACGTCAGCCATGAGGGTGCGCCGGATGTTGTTCTGCAACGTCTGTTCATTCTGGAAAGCGACTTTAAAATCGCTGCCGGTCAGAAGCGGTTTCATCGCATCCACGGTGCTGGCTACTATGACTTTGCGCGGGCCAACTTTAACCGTCCGTGGGTTAAGCACGCCGTCATCCTGCGCGATCCACATGCCAGAAACCGCCAGTTCAGCGGCTGATTTCTCGTAGCGCTTGAGGTAGTTCAGTTCCTTAATGTCGGGCAGCGCATCAGAAACAAGGCCCGTAGCGTACTCACAGCCAGGCAGTTTTGTGCTGCGCGGCACCATGCAGGGAAATTCGTCAAAGCCGGATTCGCTGACGATCTGGTTATCTGCAAGCGAGATATAAACCGAGTAAAACGGTTTGTTGCGGGCCAACTTTCCGCCCATGGCATAAACCTGACGCGGGCCAATCGCATGTAGATAACGCACTTTTTCCATCGGGTTACGCTGGTATGTCGCAACAACCTTCTCGCCCGCTTTTTCACCGAACTGACCATAAGCCTGCGCCGCCGTCAGAACGTGTTCGCGGAAAATCATGTTTACCCTGGCGCGCGTGGTGCTCGACCACCAGCATTCGGAAATGGGCCATTGCTCAAACACAAAGCCGCCACGCTCGCGATCAATATCGATGTACAGCACAAAGCTGCCAGCAATACAGAAATCGAGCATCGAGCCGTAAATCTCGCTGTCGTAGTTGGCGCTGTGAATATTGCGCCAAACCAGTTCAGCGCACTGGCTGAGGTAATGCCCTGCTGCGCTCATGTCGTCCTGGCCGGAAATGCGCAGATTCAGCCACTGGCTGTTAGCGGGCGTCATGCCGCTGATTAACGCAGATGCCAGGGTGCGCGTTGCATCAGTGCCGGTTGAGTCCAGCAATTCCGCTTTTTTGGAATCCGCTGTGCCGCTGTCCTTAATGCCGCTGAATCCCTGCCCTAACTGCGGGTAGGTGTAGTCGTATGCGTCCTGCCAGTGTGACTGAAGCGGCGAGCGGCTTTCCTTAGCCTGATTCCAGATTTTTAAAATTTCGGCTGCGTTCTGTGCCATTTAAATATTCCTGTATCAGAACGACCAGGCACCGCCCAGCAATGAGCGCCCGCCGCCATATTGTGAAATTACCTGACCACTGAGCCCGCCGATTGCGCCCTGTGAGCCGCTAACCCTGCCGAGCAGTGACGTGCCGCTGGTGCCGTTCCAGCCTGCGTTTGTGTAAAGCAGGTTGTTCATCTGGCGCTTACGCAGGTCATCAATGAACGAACTGAAAGCCGACTGACCAGCCTTGTTACGGTCATCAATGCCGCTGTTGCCTGTGCCGGTGCTGCTGCCGGGGGATGTTGTGCCGCCGCTGCCGGTTGAGGGTGCCGGGCTAACTGGTGCAGGGTTGTAGCCGCCGCCCGCGAAAACTGAACCGAGGCTGCCAGGCTTGTAGTCGTTGGCATTCCCCTGCCCTATACGCTGACCGTTCGCCAGCGTCTGGCCGGGGCCGTAACTGCTTTTGTCCTGCGTCACGCCGTTGTTTAGCGGATTAACGCCTTTCAAATCGTCTGCTGTTGGCGCGGTACCGGATGCCATAGCACCACCAGCAACCAGCCCAGCCAGCGCGCCGAACGGGCCAAGCGCGGCACCAGTCAGGCCACCTTTGACCATTCCCGCCAGTACGTCACCAATTCCTGCTTTTGATGCCGCTGTGCCGGTAGTCAATGCGCGGGATGATGCGTTTTGACGGTCACTAATGAAATTGCTGTAAACCGCTGCGGCACCACTCAGAAGGCCACCAACAGGCCCGGCCACACCCAGACCGCCGAGGGCAGCACGCGCCACGCTCCGAATTTTTCCAAAGCTGGAAGTGTCGTTGTAACCACCCATGCGAGCCGCTTCATCAGCGTTCGCCTGCTGGTCAGAAAGGCTTATCGGTGTGCCAACAGCCTGCGAAATCTTGCTGCTGTAGAGCGCGGTATTGGGGCCGGTTGCAGCGCTGGCGCTCTGTGCCTGCTGTGCTGACTGCGCAGAACCGATAGCGTTATTTTTCTGTGCCTCAGTCTGGAGTGACAAACGAGCATTCGCAGAATCCAGCAGGGATTTGTTTAGCGCTGCTGCGTTGTCTGCCTCCGAGCCCAGCCCGTTAATCTGGTTAACCAGGTCGCGGGTAGCCTCGATGCTGTCAGTGCTGCCAAGCTGCTGTTGAAGGCTCTGGCGCTGTGCTGTTTCTGCCTGAATGCGCTGCTGGCGCTGCTGCTCTGCCACGCGGGCCGCTTCTGCCTGTCGTGCGGCCTCAGCGGCGGCGGCGGCTCCGTTATCGCCTTGTTGCTGGCCTGCTGCTCGTTGACCAACCAGACCAGATGTGAATCCTGCCTGTTCGCGCTGCTTAGCTTCGTTCTGCAAAGCGTTGAGACTGGCCTGCGCTACAACTTTATCAAACCCGGTAAAGCGCGGGTTCTGCAACTGCTGGTTAATCTGATTAATGCGGTTCTGCACTTCCTGATAAGTCAGATCCTTGAACGCGTTAGCGAACGTACCGACATTGCCACTGCCGGTACCTTGCTGATTACTATTGTTGGCGCTGCCTGCGTTCTGACTACCAGCAGCCCCGCCCTGCGTATATCCGCCATACGCCTGTGCTGAACTGCCTCCATAGTCGCCACCCAACAGCGTCATGGTTGAGCTTGTTGAGTTGTTCCACGAATACGATCCTCCTGCTCCTGCACCACCAAGACCTACACCGCTGACAGAACCACCAAAGAGGCCACCGCTTCGCCCTCCGTAGCCGTTGCTATTCCCGCCACGGCTGCCATTGTCCCCGGCTGCGCCACCTACAGAAGAGCCTACGCCACCTGCTGCCATGGTTATTACTCCTCTGAATCAATGGTCGCCCAGCCGTGCTTAGTCAGCACCATGCCAGCCCACTTATCGCCAATCTTTGGTTTTGCTGTGTGATGGGTGTTAACTACGTTTCCCTTTTCAGCCTCTACCGCTACTTGCTCTGCCATAGCTTCACTGTGCGGCGCTGGCGCTGTGCTGGTGACGATTTGACTCACTTGCTCCTGAATTGTCGGCAGGCTGTTGTTCTCATCAGCACCAGGAGTTTCGATCTTTGCTTTACGTGGGCGACCGCGGCCGCTGTTTGGTTTGCTTTGTTCCATCGGTTCACCTCGTTTTCAGGCATAAAAAAACCCGCCGCGGCGGGTTGTCGTTTCTGGTTTAAGTCACTGAGGCTGGAATCTAAATTTAATTTCGTCACCCAGCACTTTAGGCCTGGTGGGAAATATACCGGCCTTAATAGTTTCTTTGATAACATTGATAGCTGCCGTGCAAAGTTCGGGATTGCCACCCTGCGCTTTTATATCAACCGGCATTTGACCTTCTGGCTGTTTGATCATGATGTCGCAATACCTACCCTTGTAGGCGTCAACATCATAGAACTGCGACTGAATAGCGCTTACAGACTCACACAGCCACAAATTAACTTCGCGCTTATCGCCCTCAAAATGATTCTGCGATTCACACCTCTGTTTAATCTGCGCAACTCTCTCCGATGCTGGCGCTGTTGCTGGCAATGGTTCGGAGTTCATTTGGCTGCGATGTGATTGTGTCGTGTTACAACCGGACAGCCCCATGACAAACAAAACGCCAATTAATTTTTTCATTTTCTAATCCCAGAGTAATGTTTCGCCAGTTATATCACAGCAGGCCAGCGCCTTACAGTCAGGCAGAACGGCGGCGGGCGCATGGGATAATTTCACCAAAACAGACCGCTTTTAACATAATAGGTCTAATGCGAATTTCGCCAGTGTGCCAGATTGAAATGTCACCGTGAAACCTGCGTTTTCCTCAGTTATCCAGGTGGAAGCAACAAAACATCCCTGCATAAACGGTGCATAAAACAGGCCCGAAAATGCATAGCCTCAAAACGAATCGAAACGTCCGTTTTTCTGGGTTTTCCTGAAATTATGGCGCCGTGATTTTTTTTTGAAAAAAACGATTACCGCATTTCCCTCTTTACCGCGCGCACGTGCGCGAAAAGACGCGCGCGAAGTATTGCGGGTTCAAACTCCATTATTGAACGCTCTCATCGAAAGCGCTCTGTAATGGCTTAAGGATAAACGAGCCCCAAACAAGGTACTTTATGATCTGCAATTGCATCAAAGAGTGCGCATACAGCATCATAGTCCCGACCACCATTAGGAAAGTATTCCTGCATAATGGCTACGGCCTTCTCTTTTTCCTGTTCGATATATACATCCTCGGCTGTCTTTGATGGTAAATCACTGATTGTCAGAATCGCCGGACAACGTTGCAGTTGCAGGCTGACCACCGCCTGTTTTACCCGTTCGTCGCTGTTAACGATTTCTGCCACCTGTTTGGCTGTTAATTTAATTTCCACAATTTCACCTCTTAGCAATCAACATCTGGACGGGCTACGGCACGACAGGCATACATGCATGCTTTCTTCATGGCTTTATCCGCTTCCCTGCACCATTCAAACGCATCATAGGGATTTTCGTCGGGTGATAGCTGACTGAGATCGCCACCATGCTCACGTATCAACTCGATAAACTGGCGGCTCAGTTCTTTAAACTGATTCATCTTGCCAACTTCACCATGTGACAAAGTTCGGTAGCCTTTAACCGTGCTACCGTCTTGCGGTTTTGCATCACTCATGATTATTTGCCTTATTGAGATGATCATCATCAGGCGCACTCGCAAATGCGCCTTGTGATGGTCAATCACTTTTGTCTTTAGCAGCTTGATTTACAAGCTCAATGAAATCTTCGCAAAACTCAAGACGGTGACCGTGATCGTCAACAAAGTTGTAATCATTAAAATGCTTTAATATTTCATTGGCGCTTTTGCCAACTATTGGAGAGTTAACAATTGATACGTCAGCCTGTTTCATCTTCAAACCTTCAGTCAGTAGGTTATGATTCTGCAACTTCCACTTTGGAGATTGCTTTCCATGGGGGCGGTATCTATCAGTATTCTAGAGTTCCACCCTCCGTACACACGGCGCTTATGAACGCACCATCTAAGGGTCAGTATTTTGATGTGCATATCAAAAAAGCTGGCTACCCTTATCGCAAAGTTGGTTGATTGAAAAAAGGTGAGTAAATAGTTCGCTTATTAATTGCGGCACTGCTCAATGATGTACTGCTGCAGTGCCGCTATTTTTGCTCGGTCTCTTTTGATTCCGGCTCTGATACCGAGAACGTTTCGTCCAGCAATGTTAGAGAGTTCGACGGTGGCTCCATTGTCCACGCTGGCGGTGCCGGTGGCTTGCTTCGGACAGCTGCCGGAGACGAGCACCCGACCACCGCGATCAAGCTTGCGCTGCAAAGCATCATTTTCAGACTTGGCACTGGCTAGCTCCTTCATGTATTTGGCGTCAAGGGCGGCGACATCGCGCTGACGCTTGGTCATATCTTCGATGGTGTCGTTCGCCAGCTTCAGCTTGTCTTTCGCATCGTCTCGCTGAGCTTTATAGTCAATGGCATTGCCATGGTAATGACTTGCCAGAAATCCGGTTCCTATCAGTAATGTCACAACTACAGCTATTATGATCAGCAATATTCGCGTCATTGATCCAGCCCCCAGCAGGTAAGCTCTGATTCCTGGTCACGGCGAATAACTTGCCCATAACAGCCATTAGAGCGAATGCGGCAATCTTTACCGCCGTCGAATATCCAGCGCTTAATTTCAGCGCATGCGCCCAGGCGATCACCGCTGTTTAATTTTCGGTAGAACGTCGAGGGTAGGCATTTACCGGGGCCAATGTTCCATGGACAGAATGACGCTATGCCAACCTTCTGCGGCTCGGTCAGTGGAACGTGTACGTTTTTATCTACCCAAGCTAATGCTTTGGCCTGTTCTGCTCTGTCGATAGCACGGCACTGGTCGGCGGTAAGGCGCATGCCCTTTACCACCGGCTTGCCATTAACGCGTGTCACGCCGCCGCATATCGTCCAGATGCCACCGTTGTCAGCGTAAGCAATTAAACGTCCGCCCTCTTTTTCCTGCTGAAACTGATCCATCAGTACAGGAGCGGAGGCTCCACCAGCTATCAGGGCCACCATTGCCGCGCTCAGGGTCTTTTTAAGCCTGGGTGACATCGCCATGTTTACCGTCCACGCTTTTGATTGTTGTGTTAAGCGCGGCGATTACTGCTGGCGCATCGCTGGAAGTTAATTTCGATGACCGCTGCGCCAGATTCTGGATTGCCTCTGTGCGTAAACGATCCTGCTCAATATCAAACTGGTGAGACGCCTCTTTGCGGGCATCATCGCGACGTTTGTAATAAACGTTGACTGCGAATGTTGCGATACCCAGCAGCACGCCGCTGGATAAGCCGATAAAGTTCCAGTCAAGACCGTGGAACCATTCAAACCAGCCGCCCCAGCCGCCTACAATTAACCCGCCAGATGTACCGTAAGACAGGGTTGACGCTATTTTGTCTGGCATAGTTTTGCCCATGTGAGTACCTCCGTGAGTTGACGGAAGCTGTGAGTAGCGGGAAAGGAAATAAAAAAGCCCCGCACAAAGGCGAGACCTATAAGCTGCGTGACCGAGAGACCACCCTTAACAGACTACGATATTTTTTGCGTACGCATTAGCTATTTTGTATATTCATATTAATCCTATTTATTTGTGGAAAAAATTGATGAGTAAGCCCGAAATCAAGTACAAAAATATCGTCTATAAAGAAGTCACGATGTCAGGTGTAACGCAGAGCCTTCAAGAAATACTTACGGAAATCCTTGATAAATATAAAAAAGCAGACATGCGCAAGGAGATGGTAAGCCCAGAAGACGAGGATTTATTTCGATTAATCAATAAGCATGAAATTGATAGAGGGATGCTTTTTTGCCAGTTGGTGGCGTTCGAACCTGGGCATTCTCAGAGATATATACAGTTAAAAAATGATGCTGAATCTTATCAAATACGTTCAGTAACATCAGACGAGCTTTCCAAAATGACCGTAGAAGAGGCAGAGGAAGTTCGGTCAGAGCAAGAAAAAATCATTCGTGAATTTATCGATTCAATACTTTATTTCGGTGTTTTTGGAAACGGCATTGTCGTATTACAATCTCGATCTTTGACTACAAGAGAGCTCGAAATTCATCTCAGATGGCTTCTTGGAACGTTAACTAGTTACTTAGGCGATCAAAACTCTCTTAAAGTTTCCGATAAACCTAAAGAAGAAATCATCGAGGAAGTTTTAAAAAAGCCTGTTAAATCTGTCTCTGTTGGTGCTCCAGTTTCCGCCGTAAGTGACCTAAGCAAAGGGAGCAATAATGCTAGCTGGGTACCGGCCGGAACAGCTTCTGAACTTCTAAAAACGATGCTGGCTGAAAAATGGGAAAGCTTTTTACGAAGCAGCAAGCTTGAAGATTGTCTTGACGACGCTAATCTTGAAGTAACACTTAAAATTTCTTACAAGAGAACTACCTCCGACTCTGGTGAAAGGATGCTTAGAAATCTTGTTGACGCCACTAGGCACTATCCGGATGATGACGTGGTTGTTGAGATGGTTGGTGGAACGCGTGTTACGGGCAAAGATATTCGCCTTTGGAACAAAGTTAGACTGACCACGCAAAAAAGCCTAATTGATGAAAAAGAATTGTATGGTCAAATGCATGATTGGATGGCCACGTTACTAAATGATGGGGAAATAGAAGATAAAGATGAGTAAACAGGCGAGCAAACATGCTTATAAACAACCAAGTAGAGCATTTCACTTGGTTGTTGTTTTTTTGCTGATGTTTGCTGCTTGGATTATTTCAAATAAATATATCATTATTACATCTATCCCTTGGGGCGTAATAACAATCCTTGCACTACCTATTGCAAGTAGCGGAACACTTTTACATAAGCTATCAGAGACAAAGAAAAATGTTGTTGAGGGAATTTCACGTGATGAGCGACGAAGACTGATGCGTTTAATCTCTCATAAAAGCAAAGCAACATTATTCATGTTCATCGTTCAGATTGCTATAATATTATTTGTTGCCTTAGTCAGTCTCGCGACAGGTTCAGAAATTATTAATGAGCACATAAAAATCATCACTAACCTCGTTATCTGCTCTTTAGTTTTCTCTCTCTATTCCTTGATACCTATCGCATTAGGTATCAAGGAAGTTATTGATTTTGAATCTTTAATCAAAACAAGGCAAACCGCCGATAAACGAAAAAAATCTGCACTTGCTAAGCTCGGTAAATCTTTACCTGCTAAATCTGAGAAATAAACCTATTTTAGTTAGATTTATTCAAAGCATACATAAAACACCATCAATAAATCCCATAGCTGTTTGCAACTCCTTTCTAATAGTACCATCCGAACACTTTCTTTTTTTAGCTATTTTGCGCAATGAAACCCCTATCACAAAATGTGCAATAACCAGTTCATATTCTTCCGGTTTAAATTTACGCAATCTTGCTACGCATCCGTCTACCCTAATCCCTTCATCGTCATCACATTGGGGTTTCGATTTAATTCCGTGTGGTATAAGTCCTTTAAAGCCAGCAGCAATAGGTTTCCAGTCCACACCACTGCTATCAGCTGCAGCCCACGCCCCCCAGCGCTCAAGAACCTGTTGAATATCACGCATAGCCTCACCCCAGATAATTATTATGAAAATATAAACTGCTCATCGATAAGCAACTGCTGTGTGCGAAAAACGCCCTCTGCGTGATACAGGCGGAGTTCATCGCGGGTAAAATCAGTTTTAATCCTGCCGTCTATAGCATCGTGACAGGCGTGACATGCGAAAGCGCCTTGTGTGTCTGGCGGCTTAATTCCGGTACCGCATGAATCGGAAAGGCGATAATGCGCCAGTACTGTGGTTTCAGGATTGTGATTACATATGCCGGGAATTCTCACCAGGCAATTGCGGCCACGCGCTTCCTTGCGGATATTTGTCATGCGGCAAACTCCTGAAGCTGTGCGGCGGCGTTCTCTGCTGCCTGCTGGCTGTCGAATTTGCGAAACAGGATCTGGTACCAGAGGACATTTAAAACCGCTTTGTAAACCTCCTGAAATTCGTGCTCTTTCATGCTGGCAAACGAAATTGATTTGGCTTCGCGGCGCAGTGTGCCATCGGGCAAAATATATTCATCGTAAAATCCGGCCGTCATTACCGCCCATTTGCGGAATGCTTCGAACGACTTTACCAGCGCCACACCCTCAGCGCGATCGGCACCTGTGCGCGAAAGGAATTCGTCCAGGGTTTCAACTAACACGCTTTGCTGGCCGGTAAGCGTACTGAGGTAATCGACGTACTGACGCAGTAAAGATTTTTCGGATTCAGACACAGCGCCAGCCGTGGGCGTCCAGTATTCAAAGCCCAGATTCAACAGTACAAAAAAGCGTTTGTGGAAATTGTAATTACGCGCCTGACGCACGTCGCAACTCAGCCAGGCACCGGTTTTGATGCGCGCCAGCACTTCAGCGGCTTCGGCGTTGGCCACCATCATGGTTGTGGCTGAGGTTTTAACCAGATGCATTTGAGCCATATCACACCATCCCTTTTCGGCGCAGGTATTCAGCCCTGAGAATTTCGGCAGGCGTTGGGCCGCTGTCCTGTGCTGGCGCTGATAAAGCCTTGCGAACAGGTGGAATAGGCTTACCCTCAGTAACGCGGTCATCCCAGTACTGAATGAGCTTGTTAGCCTCGGCCAGCAGTTCAGGTTCGGTAAGCTGACGTTCATTGCTGCGGCGGCGTAGTTCCAGGCAGATGTGATACATAACCGCCTGTGACCATGGGTATTGTTCGCTGGTCGGGTACCGGAAAACCGTCCTGCGCCAGTGCCAGAATTCTTTAAGCACCTCAGCGGCGGTAATCCCCAATGCGCCTTTACCGTCACGGCACCATGCGACGAACTGACCAGGCGACGGCAGGAAGGGTTTTTCCTGTTTACGGGCTGCCCGCATGCCAGCGTTGACCTGCGCCATTGTGGTGATCCCGTTCTCGCGGAATGACAAAAGCCACTGGCGCCGGAATTCGTTTAATTCCTCCTGGGTGCGCAGATTTGTCATGGCAGCCGGGAAAGCCGCACGCAACTGACCAAAGAGCGTGTTAAAAATTTCGGCAACCTGCTCTGCCTGCTGCGGTGCATCGTCCTGGATTTCCGCCAGACCGTTAGCAACGCGCTTCATGTTTTCACGGTCAAGGTTAACCATCTGTTCAGCAATGCTTTTCATTCGATCACCCCGTGGATCCAGTCGGTGTTGTTGTAGTCCAGCGCTGGCGCAGCGGCCCTGCGTGGCGTGGCGTCACGCTGGAGACTGAGCGTGTCCCACTTAGCGCGCAGTTTGGCCGGCGAAAGAATATTTGAGCACCAGAACGCGTCACGGCTGGCCCATTTGAACAGTTCGCAGATCTCGCGGTGTGTGCGACCGTCGATTTCGCGCATCAGGCGAACGTCATTGGCCCAGCTTGTGAGGTTTGGCTTACGCACTGCCGGACGGATTGACGCGACAAGGCCCGCGATCCACTCGGCGCAATGCAGGTCGTCGGGTGAGCCCCACTTGTTGCCTTTGGGTGAGCTGATCGCTGCATCTGGCTTAACAGGAAAGTCATTTTCAGAGGGTGAGTTTGGGGATTCGTCAGAATTCTCAAACGAAGATCTTTTAATATTGTTGTTTATATATTGTTGTTCATGTTGTGCGGGTGTTTGTGCGGCTTCATGTGCGGCCATACGCTCCGAACCCGCGCCGTTACTGGCTTTGTCATGTGCGGCTGCATGTGCGGCTTCATGTGCGGGTAAATCGTCTATTTTTTGAGCATATTCAGCATAGTTTGTGATGGTTATCACGGTGCCTTTTTGCTTCTCGCCTTCCATGGAAATCATGCCTTCACGCTCGAAAATTTTGAGCATTCGCACGACTGCATCCCTGCTGACCGGCTGACCATTGCGATCACATAATCCCAGCCCTAAATCCGCTGCGGTCGTCACCAATTGTCCGGCACTCAGATGCCACTCGCGCCCTTTAAATCGGGCCGTGTATGGCTGTCTCTGGGCAGCAAAAAGCAGGTTATCCCATAGCGTTCTGAGATAAACATCTTTGGCCCACGGCTTTTTGAGAATGCTACGGTACAACGGGATGAATCCGTGTTTCTGGTTCTCCATCCGGTTGCTCCTGCGCTGGCGCGCGGTGTTGAAGTCAAAGAGTTTGGCAGTAGTCACAGCTTCCCCCTTTCACTGTTTACATAACCAGTAATTCCTGGCATACTCGCTCCTGTTATGGTGTTAAAAATCAATCGTGATTTGAGATGAATCCTCGGTGGCAGCCGGGGATTTTTTTCGTCCAAAAAGCCGCTCTAACCTTTCTAAGCGTTCCTCCAGTTGTGACTCAGGAAAATGGATTTCCATGAAAACTAGCGCCAGACTCATTAATTCAAAAAAACTGTGCTTCTGATTTCCAATCGCATACTTCATGCGCGTTACTGCCGCGTCATCCATGCCAATAAACCGGGCAAATTTTCCCTGTCCATTAACTGCAAGACGGCTTAATAACTGGCTTTCAATACGCTTTGCTTTTTTGCGTTTATTTGCAGACTCCATGATTGATAATTCCTTTATGAATTGGGCGTCATGCGAATGCATGCCGACATTGATTAATGATTCAGTGAGGCCAGAAATATAACTACGCCGCACTATTTTGATTGGTGCCGTATTGAAGCCAACTTGCATCACATTGAAGTGCATTTGCTATTTCAAACAGAAAACGTGGGCGCTTTGTTAAACCAGCTTCAATCTGTTGGATAGACTGCTGTTTAACCCCTGCCTTAACTGCTAGTTCAGTTTGGGTAAGGTTTAGCTCCATTCGTCTTTGTTTGAGGCGATCCGAGATTGTTTGCATACAGCCTCCCTTGACAAATTTTCTTGTATATTAATTACAAGTTACCTTGTTTGTCAAATACAGCTTTTCTTGTAAACATCCCGTTCCCATGAATGAGGTGTTCTGATGACAACTATCGCGAAACGCGTCCAATCTAAGCGAAGCGAGTTAGGGCTAACCCAAGCTGAGCTTGCTGAAAGAGTGGGTACGTCCCAGCAAGCTATCGAGCAGTTGGAGAACGGGAAAACTAAAAGACCGCGCTACCTGCCTGAACTGGCGAGAGCGCTAGGTTGCGAAATTGATTGGTTAATAACTGGTACCAAATTAGGCACGAACGTTGCCCCCGCTGAATTAGGAAGTAAGCGCATCCCGATCCTCAGCTACGTTCAAGCGGGGTTATGGACAGAAAGCCAGGAATACCGGAGTTATGACGGCGGAATGAGTTACCTGCTTGTTGATGATGACGTATCAAACAACGCATTTGCATTGATAATCGAAGGTGATTCGATGGCACCAAAATTCAATGCTGGGGATAAAATTATCGTGGATCCAGAGGTTTATCCTGTACCCGGTGATTTTGTCGTTGCTCTTGATGGCATAAAGAACCAGACAGTTTTTAAAAAATTCAGGCCAACCGGGGTGGACTCGCACGGAAACGATATTTACGAGTTAGTTCCCTTAAATGACGACTTCCCGACTTTACGTTCAGAAACAGGCAAGTTGAGCATAATTGGTACAATGGTTGAGCACCGAATAAGCAGAAAAAACCACAGACGCTGATAGTTACAAACAAACCGACTCTAATGGGTCGGTTTTTTTTCGCCCATCCAACAAGAAAATACAAAAATAAATACCTTTCAAAAACAAGAAAGTAGGTTTTCAACGCCTGTTTTTACAATTTTTATTGTTTACACGAAACAAACTATCTTGTAATTTTTAATCGCACCACAACAAGCGAGTTAGGGTAAGGAGATCACCATGTACGGTACCGCTTTATTGCCCCGCCGTGATGTGCTTCCGGGCACGCTGATCCGTCACAACGGTAAATCATGGCTGGCGTCTGCCAACGTCGATAAAGGGCTTTATGCACGGTCTGTTTTTGAAAGTGTCCGTATTACCAGTGAAAAAATTGAAGTCGTTTTAAATAAACGCGGGCAACCGCAGGTTAACTAAATCTCAGCACAAATATATCCCGTGGCGCATGCGTCAGGGAAATCCACATTCTGAAATCAGAAAAGGAAAATGAATTATGTGTCTTAACTTTGCAGTCGGAATAAAACCTAGCTGTGTTTTTTATTCAGATGAACAGCGTATTGACTGTATTTCTGCTGCCGGTGAAATCATTGGTTATATCAGCATTAATAAAATCGATGACAGCGCAACAGCTTTCAATTCTGCTGGCCGTATAAGTAATGAGCATTGCCCTACCTGCGCCCTTCGCACCCTGTTCGCCTGGAGAACTAACCTGGACGTTGACGCAGTTCAAATCGCCTCTGATGAAAATCCGGCTGCTGTCGTTATGTCCGCAATTATCTCTGCCGCTGTAAGACACTGAGGAACCGGCCATGACTGCACTTAAACCTTTCTTCGTATACCTGCGCGCCAAGAAAAAAGCAGGCCAGAAAGATCACGTTTTCTGGGAGACGCGCGCCAGTGAAAACCGCGTCATTCGTGATGCAGCCAACGCTATGGAAGATGCCGGACTCAGTGAGGAAGATTTCTTTTCTCCTGCCGTGACCAATTTCCATGTGGTTGACGATCTGCCGCCAGAGGGTGTGCTTGATTCCGCCTGGTGTGAGCGCTACCAGCTTGCCAGCGACAAAATGAACTGGGAAAAAATTCCCGGCGTCGAAGGCTCAACCGCGGTTGAACCCGCTGCACCAGCAACGGTTGATCCTGTCGTTGAGACTGAAACCACGCAGGCCGGCATTATTTCCCTTGAAGATTTGACCGTTGAACAGGCTGTTATCGGCGCATGGATTTTTGGTACCCAACGCGAATACACCAGAGAGGATTTAGCCACGGTAACTGCGCTCGCGATGGATACCGACGAATCTTACCCGCAAAACCTGCTACTGGTGGCGCGCAATACCCAAGTGATGCAGTTGCAGCACGCCTACCGGTTAACGGTTGCAGAATGGGTTGAAGCGGCTAAATCCGTGTGGATGCCCGGTACCGCCGTTCCGCAGGTTTCTGACCTGCTGAAATTCACTGGCGAATGGCTGGACGCGCACAATGATGCCTCGGCCCGCGCCCAGGGTAATCACAGTCGCCGCAGTGACGTTACGGCGAAATGGGCTGCCCGTATCGCTGGCAAATCTCAAACCGTGGCAACCACCACTGTGACAGAGAAAACCGCCAGCGGCGCCACCGCGGGCGGCGGTATCAAAACTGATCGCAATCCGGACTATGAACATACCCTGCAAACGCTGGGTATCGAAATTGCCTGCGCCCTGTTCCCGTCTGATTTCGACATTTACGAAATCCCTACGCCGATTTTCCGCAGGGCTAAGGAAATGGTCGCCGAACGTCATGAGACCTGGGCGGCATGGAATCGCGCCCTGAGCAACACGCCAGGCATCCTTGATAATTCACGTGCGGCTGTCTTTGCGCTTATCCGCTCTGCGCCTGAAAACATTCACCATATCCCGGGCGAATTGCAGTACTACATCAATTCAACTCTGGCTGAAACAGACCATGCCAACCCTTCACAGCAAACGCTTGCTGCTGCTCACAGTACGACTAAAGCCAGTACACCCGAGCCAGAGTCTGTACCTGCAACAACGGCGGCGCCAGTGGCTGACGAGCCTATTAAAAATATGGGTAACGGCATATTCGATGTTACTGCCCTGCTGGGTGAAACCGCCGCGCCGCAGGTGGAAACGCCTGCGCCAGTGACAGAACCGGTAACAGAAGTGCCAGCAGAAACCGCCTCAAATCAGGGTGAAAAAACGGAAGTGGTGCCGGAAGTCGCTGATGTGGCTGAAGCTTTCCCCGCCGTGTTTGAGCCTGGCCGTTATGAAAACATCCCTAACGAGGCTTACCACGCCGCCAGCGGTATCAGCAGCAGCATGGTTAAAGATGCGCGGATCAGCCTGATGTATTTCCACGGTCGCCACGTTGAAAAAACCATACAGCGCGAAGAAACAAAGCCGCTGCGTTTCGGTACCGAACTGCACGCCCTGACGCTGGAGCCAGAAAAATTCGCTGAGGATTTTGTTGTTTACCCTGGGCTGCCAGAAGGGGCCATTTCCACCACCAGCGAAATGAAAAAAATCATCGAGGATTACAACGCCGCGTTACCGGCACTGGTGGATCCCGATGCAATTAAAAAAATGATTGAGGCACATAACGAAAAGCTGCCTGCGCCTTTATCACTGAGCGCCAACGCAGAAGAAACGGCAACGCTTTATCAGAACCTGCCTGACGAATTCCGCCGCATCCCGGAAACGGAAAAGCATACGGCGGCGGCTATGAAAGCCTGCATCAAGGAGTTTAACGCCACGTTACCGCAGCCACTCAAAACCACTGGCAGCCGCGATAGCTTGTTAGATCAGCTTGCCATCATTGCGCCTGATTTTGTCGCAGAAGAACGCGCCAAAAAGCAGCCCTACAACGTCAGCGGCAGCAAAGATGCGCTGGCTGCTGTGGTTCGTGAAATCAAGCCTGACGCAATTTTCGCTGATGAGTTTAGCGAGAACTGGCGCAAAGGCGCTGAGGGGAAATGGATTGTCGGTGATACGGATTTCACGCTCTTACAGGCACTAAACAACGCCGTTTATGCGCACCCGTCCGTATCCAACCTGCTTAACCACCCGTCACGTGTTAACGAGGTGAGTTACTTCGGTATGGATGACGAAACCGGTTTAGAGGTGCGCGTACGTCCGGATATTGAACTGGAAATCGACGGTATGCGCATTGCTGCTGACCTGAAAACCACCAGCATGGGCCGGATCAAGCAGGACTACCTACGCGCCCGCCTGCACCGCGAAATCACAGAACGCGATTACCACCTCAGCGCGGCGATGTATTCCGAGGTTGCTGGCTTCGATCAGTTCTTCTGGATATTCGTCAACAAAGACCCTGGCTACCACTGGGTAGCGGTTATTGAGGCGTCACAGGATTTGCTTGAACTGGGCTCGCTTGAATATCACCGCACCATGTCAGCTATCGCCCGCGCGTATGACACCGGTATCTGGCCTGCGCCGATTACCGACGATTACACCGATGAACTGAATGATTTTGATTTGCGCCGTCTTGAAATGCTGCGCCCCGTTTAAGGAAACCAGATTATGACTACCGAAATCGTAGCCTCAGAAAATAAGAATCAGAAAATCGATAACATTTCGATTCTGACCAACGGTGATTTATTTAACCGCATGCAGTCTCTTGCCACCGTCATGGCGGCCAGTGGGGAGTTTGTGCCGTCACATTTCAGGGGCAAACCAGAAGCGTGCATGGCAGTTGTCATGCAGGCCGCGCGCTGGGGCCTTGACCCGTTCGCCGTCGCTCAGAAAACCCATATTGTCAGCGGCACCCTGGGCTATGAGGCTCAACTGGTCAACGCTGTGATCAATACCATGTCGCCAACAAAAGACCGGCTTCACTTCGATTGGTTTGGCCCGTGGGAAAACGTCATTGGCCGCTTTGAAGAAAAGACCAGTTCCAAGGGCAACAAATATATTGCTCCGGCCTGGAGTCTGAAAGATGAGGCTGGCATTGGGGTAAAGGTCTGGGCGACGCTAAAAAATGAAAACGAGCCCCGCGAACTGACTATATTGCTGTCACAGGCGCAGGTGCGCAACTCAACATTGTGGGCTAGCGATCCACGCCAGCAACTGGCCTACCTCGCAACTAAGCGCTGGGCGCGTCTCTACTGCCCTGATGTGATTTTAGGGGTGTACACGCCTGACGAAACGGAAGAACGACAGGAGCGTGAAGTATTCGACGCGCCGGAATCACGCGTAAATCTGGCCGGGCTTACTTCGGCAGCATCATCGGAAAATGCCGCAGCAGAGCCAGTGCAGGCCGACACCCAGCCCACGACCAACACGGCGGACATAGCCGAAAAATTTCGTCAGGCCATCATCAACGCAGATGATCCGGCAGTCGTTCAGACCCTGCGCGGTGAAATCGATAAAGCAAAATCCAGCCTCGGTACCGCGCTGTTTGTCGAATTAAAAAATCGCGCCGTTGCCCGGTACCACCAGTTAACCGCTATAGAAAAACTCAATCAGGCAATAAACGAATTGCCGAAACCTGGCGCTGATGGTGCCAGTGACGCATTCGCCGCGCTGGAACGCCTTTACACAACCAGCAAGCGCCATCTGGGCGCCGAACTGGAAGAACAGTACAGCGTCACCCTGGCCGACATGAAACCCGAATACGCCGCATAACTCGTCGGCCCTTCGGGGCCGGTTAAGGAAACAGACATGAGCAACGAATTTAGCGGCCTGAAATTTGCCAGGCGGTTTAAGTCCGACGATGGTTGCGATCACACTGCGCTGATCGTCTGGGGAATGCGCCGCCGCGCCAATATCCGTAACGGCATCAATGCACCGCGTCCGGTACCAGTAAAAGTGATTGAGGTTAAAGCCAATGACGAACGTAAGTCATCTAAAGCAAAGCGCGCGAAATCTGCTGGAAAGTCTGCCAGCGCCACAGGCAGAGCTTTTGACACTCCTGTTGGAAGCGTTAGAAAAAGAGCAGCAGCGCAGCGCTGTGTTGGCTGAGGCGGCCAGCTTTGTGGCTTCGCCCGCTAACTGGATTCAGCGTGACGAAAAAATCTGGGAGTGGCGCGAGTCACCCCGAAAAGAATTTATCCAGGTGCTTAACAGCGCCTTAGCCAAAGCGGAGATAAAGCAATGAGACACGTCACCGCCACCGAAGTAATGATCGCACACAACGATCAGTTAGCGCGGGATCCTCGGCACCTGAAACGCCTCATGGAATTCTGGCCGCGTGAAAATATCGTGCACTGCATGGCAAAAATACTGTTGGAAGAAATCGAGCGTAAAGCCGGACGAGGGAGGGATTAATGGAACAACCAATCCTTGATATGTGCTGTGGATCAAAAATTTTCTGGTTTGATAAAAACGACAGCCGCGCCATCTTCGCCGACATTCGTCAGGAATCGCATGTGCTGTGCGACAGCAGGGCTTTACACATTGCCCCGGATATCATCGCTGATTTCCGCTCACTGCCTTTCCCTGATGATTGTTTTGCGCAGGTAGTATTTGATCCACCTCACCTTGCGCGCGCTGGTGAGAACGGTTGGATGCGTAAGAAATATGGTGCGCTGAATAAGAAAACATGGCGCGAAGATATTGGTGGCGGTTTCAGCGAAGCATTTCGAGTGTTGCGGCCACACGGCACATTGATATTTAAATGGAACGAGACGCAGATACCAGTCAGCCATGTTATAGCGTTGACCGACCAAAAGCCCACTATATGGCAGCGCACTGGCAAGGGTGACAAAACTCACTGGATTTTGTTTTTAAAGGATGGTGTGAAATGAAAGCAAAGTTTTCACTAAGCCTGGCGGTGCGCAAGCTGTGCCGCCGCCGCGGGCTCTATCTGAGTCAGTTTTCAGAACAGGCAGCCATTTCAAAATCGACGCTTCAGGATGCAATGAAAACCAACTCACCCAGGCTGGAAACCTGCGAACGTTGCGCGGCGGGCTTTGGCCTTACACTGGCAGAATTTATCGCGGAGGGTTATCCCAGCGCGGCAGGCATTACCCGTTCAACTCTCGCCCGTAAGGAGGCCAGATGAGCCGGACAATTAAACTCCAGGACTGGGCTAAGGAAGAATTTGACGAGCCGGTACCAAGCCTGCCCTCTCTCCTGCGATATGCCAAGAATGGCATGATATCGCCGCAGCCAGTGAAGGCCGGCCGCTGCTGGCGCGTCGAGCGTAACGCCCGGTTTATCGGACTCACCACCAAACCAGTGGTAAAAAAATCAGATGACCAAAGACTGAAAAGGATTCTGGAAGATGGCTCGTCCACGTAAATACAACGTAACTATTCCGGGGCTGTCGTGTTTCACGGATGCCAGAACGAAGCGCGTTTACTGGCGCTATAAGCACCCGGTCACAGGAAAGTTTCACGGTCTGGGTACTGATGAGGAGGCGGCAAAGGAGATTGCCGCCGAGGCCAACAGGCGTCTTACCGAAAATCAATTGGCAAATTTACTGCGTGCCAGAGAGGAAATTGCACGCGGGGTTAATCAGAGCATAACAACCCAAAGCTGGGTTACTCGCTATAAAACGATCCAGGCCGAAAAAATTGCTTCGGGGGAAATCAAGGAAAGCACGGTCAAAGGCCGCGAGTCCGCCCTGAAATTACTGGTTGAGCATTTGGGTATAAAGCCCCTTGCGGAAACGGGTACGCGTGATGTGGCAGCAATTATCGACTCACTCACCGCGCGCGGCGTTCCGCGAATGGCGCAGATGACGCGAACAGTTTTAGTCGATGTTTTCAAAGAGGCCCAACACGCTGGCGAAGTGCCTCCGGGTTTTAACCCCGCATTGGCCACCAAAAAGCCACGGGCTAAAGTCACTCGCCAGAGGCTTTCATTTGATGAGTGGAAAATGATTTATGCCGAGGCCGTAAAAATGCAGCCCTGGAACTCACGTTCAATGCTTCTGGCTCTTGTCACTGGTCAGCGGCTTGGTGACATAGCGAAAATGAAATTCGCTGATATCTGGGATGACGCCTTACATATTGAACAAATAAAAACTGGCGCCAAGGTTGCGATCCCGCTTTCTCTCAATTGCGCTTCGCTGGGAATCTCCCTGAGGGATGTGATAGCAGAGTGCAGGGATTCGATACTTAGCCCATGGCTTTTACATCATCACCACAGCATAGCAGGTAGTGAACGTGGAGGACCGCTCGCCACTGATACCATCACCATGGGTTTCAAAACGGCACGCAGTCGGACGGATTTAAGCTGGAATGACGGCACCCCGCCCACATTTCACGAGCAGCGCTCCTTGTCAGAACGGTTATATCGTGCACAGGGAGTGGATACGCAAACGCTGCTGGGCCACAAGAGCAGCAAAATGACAGATGAATACAATAATGATCGCGGTAAGGATTGGAAGGTTGTGGCTATTTAG